AGAACCTCTTCAATCTGCTTTTCCAGTTCAGGATTCTTAACATCTGTGTAAAGTTCAATATCCAGCATCTTAAAACTAAAATACATTTGATTATCCGCTGAAAATGTATTTTCTCCAGGAGATAAAAACAGCAAAAAAGGCGGTGCAGGGCTTTCGCCCTCGGCAAAATGATGGTAGGCGAAAGGCAGTCCCATTTCCTCCATCATTTCTGCGATTTGTTCGTAGGTCATGACAAAGCCTCCTCAATTAAATGCTCCAACAACTGCACACCGTTTTCTTCCGCAGGAGCAATGTGCGGTTTTCCAGATACCCGACCGCCAAAACGCTTGGCATGGCCTTTCTCCAATAAATGTGCCAGCTGATAACGATTTTTACTGTGGACAGTCATTTCCAAAGAATGGCTGTTTTCGCCAGTCTTTTTCGTTGCCCAGCTTTTTGCATATTTTCCGGTATCCTTCGGGGCATTGGCGGAGATCTCGTTTTTCACTTGCGTGACGGTTTTCCGGACAGCCTTTTTCATGGCAGTATCCGCAAGGTCTGCATATTCCTGCAAGCCCTGCATGATTTCCGCTGCAAGATTGTCAATACTGGTCATTTTGTCCTGCCTTTCTGGCTTCTGCAGTAAGTTTCAGATAGTCCTTGTGCAGATAATCCGGTGTAACACTGGTGATGTTGTATGTGACATCCCGAAACAAGATTAGGTTGCCTGTTACAGACGGCATCCAGTGCTGGTTTTGCCGAATGAGGAATTCCAGTGTTTGTGTTTCTTTGGTCACACCAGCGTCCGTATGCTCCGAAGAAGCTTTCAAAGTCACTTTTGCCCAGCAGGAAAAAGCTTCGTCCCACACAGCGGTGTGATTGCCGATTTCATCGGTAACAACACGATTTTCCAGAAAGGCGATTCTCTGATTGAGTGTTCCAATTTCCATCAAATCACACCCTCTCTCTGTGCAAATAAAATCGACCTGAGATTCAACGTTAGCTTTTGATAATCGGGATTACTTCGACTTTCATAAAGATACCCAAGTGCGAAAAGCATCGCAGTCCGCACGGTATCTTCATTCTGAGAAAAACTGTCCTCATTCATTCTTCCAACATCCATCACAAGTTGTTTTGACGTAAAAAGAAGATTCTGAATCAGCTTATCATCTTCCTCATAATCCACTCGCAGATAATTTTTCGCCTCTTTCAGCGTAATCATAGCATCACGCTTTCTTGATGGTAAGTGTCTTGATTGCTTCCGGAAGAATCAACTTGCCGTCCAGTCTCTGACTTGCAAGGAAACCAACTTGACCTGTCATAGCAAAGAGTTCATTCAGTCTCTTGAAAGAGCGTCCCTGTCTGTCAGCTACCCAGTAATAGCTAAAGTCACCGAATGCCATACACTTGTTGCCAGCCTTGATTTCCGGCACATAGCTGGATGTCTTGTAAGGACGATTGAGGATTGTATCCGGAACACCAGCCTGCACAGACGGACTCCAGATGTAATTGCCTGTGTTGTCCTTCAACTTGCGAAGTGCCTTAACCGTAGAATCATTGAGCACCCACACCGCCTTTTTGCGGTACGGGCTTCTCAGAGAATAGAAGAGTTCCATCACATCATCAAATGTAATGCTTGCACCTGTGGTGGAAGTGCCGTCTTCCGCACCGCCTGTAGCATTAAAAATGCCGGTCGGTTTGCCCTTGCCATCACCAACGAAGAAAGCCTCTTCTTCCTTCGCACCGATTCTTCTTGCAAACTCCTTTGCAATGTATGACGGCAAATCAAATACAGAATCGTTAAGGAGTTCTTCGGAGATCTTGATCGCTGTTCCAAGCTTATATGCGGAAAGCGATGCCTGTCCGAACGTATCATCAGAAAGAGAATACTGCTGTTCTTCGTCCATCCAGACAGCCTCACCCTTGGAAGTCACAATTGGAATCTTGCGGTCGCCGTTGGAAGTTTTGATAACTGTTGCCATCTGGCGGAAAATACTCTCTTCCTCCAACTCTTCCACCAGTTTTCGTTCAAACTCATCTGGAACAAGATAGCCGCCCTCTGCATCTGTACCAATGTGCAAATCATCATGGACATCGATCCAATTGCGATTTCTGACGCTGTTCCAGAATGCTTTTTTGTAAGTATCGCTTGCTGTACCTGTCTTTTCAGTTACATTCGGAGTTGCGGGTTTTCCGAGAACAGGAGTGGAAGTTGCCTTGTTCATTTCAGCTTCGATTTCAGCCTGTCGTTCCAGACGCTGAATTTCCTTGCCAAGGTCAACAATTGTCTGTTCCATTGCATCGTAAGTCTTGGAATCTTCCTCACTGAGAACACCGTTTGCATTTCTCTTGCTGTCGAGAAAATCACGGGCAGTGTCCCAAGCCTTCTTTCTCTTTTCTCTGAGTTCCTGAATTGTCATAGCCATAGTTAAAATCCTCCTTAGTATTTCAGTAATGCCAGTCTTTTTTCAAGCTGGTCAATGGGTGTGCCTGTAACAGATTCTGCTGATGCAGATACTTTGGATAAGAATGCAGATAGATTCTTCGATTTGGAATAAGTCATTGCAGTCAGTGTATCTTCTTTTTCTTCTTCATCCTGTTCTTCCTCTTTGGGAACAACAGGCATTTTCTTCTTTGCAAAAAGAATCCCGTCCACAAATCCCATCTCATGTGCTTTTTTCGCATTGAGCCATGTTTCATCGGACATCAGCTTTGCAATCTTGTTTCTGCTGAGGTGGGACTTGGTTTCGTAGGCGTTGATAATGCTCTCTTTGACTTCATCGAGCAAGATGATAGCTTTTTCCATATCTGCCTTGTTTCCCATAGCACAAGTGCTGGGATCATGGATCATCATTAGGGCAGTTGGTGCAATTAAAGTTTCATCGCCTGCCATTGCCACAACAGAAGCCGCTGATGCAGCAATACCGTCAATTTTCACGGTAACCTTGCCTTTGTGATTTTTCAGCATGGAATAAATCTGACTTGCAGCGAACACATCGCCGCCCGGCGAGTTCAGCCAGACTGTCAAGTTTCCGCTGACTTTTGAGAGTTCATCACGAAACAAAGCAGGTGTCACTTCATCGCCCCACCAAGTATCTTCAGAGATAGGGCCATTAAACAAAAGCTCTGTTTCCGATGTATCTTCGTTTTGGATAAAGTTCCAGAATTTCTTCATTTGGTTTTCTCCTCCTTTTCTGAATTTTGATTTGCAAACGCTCCTGCATCTGCGAGTTTGGTAAAGCTGCCATTTACGAGGTACAGGTTACCTCCATCTTCATCAGGAATCAAATTCATATCTTCCTTTTCACGGATGTCATTCGCCGACATCCAGCCGTTTTGTCTTGCAGTAGCATAGCCCTGCATACGGGAAGCATAATCGCCACGCAGAAGTCCGTCTACATTGAATTTCACGAAATACTGTCCTTTTTCAGAATCAGAAAGAAGTGCTTTCTGCAATGACTGCTCCCATCGGACAATCCAAGGATCGAGGCTATATTTGACGAAATCAAGGGATAAATGCTCTACGTTACTGAATGTTGCATGGTCAAGGTCGCCGATCATATGGAGTGGCACTCTGTACATTCTTGCAATCTCTTCAATCTGAAACTTTCGAGTTTCCAGAAACTGTGCTTCATTATTGGGAATTGCAATGGGTGTAAATTTCATGCCCTCTTCGAGGACTGCGACCTTGTGAGCGTTTCTTCCGCCATAGGCTCTTTGCCAGGCATCACGCACACGTTCCGGATTTTTGATTACTCCGGGGTGTTCTAACACGCCACTTGGTGAAGCACCGTTTCCAAAAAACGATGCTCCATATTCTTCACAGGCAATAGAAATGCCGATTGCATTTTTGGCAAGTGCAATCGGCGAATATCCAACCAGTCCGTCAAATCCTAAACCCGGAATATGCAGAACTTCATCAGCATAAAGAACGATGTCGCCCTGTTCTTTCAGATTCGGATTTGCCTCATCGTAACGGCTGTAAATGTATATCAGGCGGTTTTTTTCATCACGGTCAACCTTCATTTTGTCAGGCATCAGAGGATACAGTCCCAATACATCACCTCTGCCATTTCGGATAATCTGTGCATAGGCATTGCCGTAAATCAGCAGATGGGACATTAAGGTTTCTCGGAATACGAAGGATGTCATTTCCGGATTTGGCTGATCGTGGAGCAAAAAATAGAGCGGATGCTGCGGTACTCGCTCTTTTCCTTTCTCGTTATATTTGTACACATGAAGCGGCAGTTGAGCAATTGCTTCAGACAAAACCCTCACGCAGGCATAAACCGCAATATGCTGCAATGCTGTTCTGTCGGTGACACGTTTACCGCTGTTTGCTCGCCCAAAGAAATATGTGTAGGACGGGCTATCATAGCTGTTAGTCGGCTTATCTCTGGACTTGAATAGTCCGCTGAAAATACCCATGAGAATCAGCTCCTTTCTTGACTTTGAGAGTATGGGTGTGGTATAATATGCTTAACAGTATGTAGGGCATCAGCCTTACAAATCAGAATTTAGAGGAGCAAAATACTATGAATCCTGAAATAGATATAAGTAATGTTACCCTAAAAACAGAGCGTTTGTTGATTCGCCCGTGGCGGCAATCCGATCTTGATGACTTTTATTCCTACGCTTCAGTAGATGGAGTCGGACAAATGGCGGGTTGGAAGCCTCATGAAAGCAAGGAAGAATCTAAGATTATTCTTGATATGTTCATTAGCCATAAGAAAACATTTGCACTCGAATATCAGGGCAAAGTAATAGGTTCTGTTGGGATCGAAAAATACAATGAAACTCACTTCCCGGAATTTGAAAATAAGAAATGCCGTGAGATAGGCTATGTTCTGAGCAAAGAATATTGGGGACAAGGTTTGATGCCGGAAGCGTTGAAAGAAGTAATTCGTTTTCTCTTTGAGAACGCTAATCTTGATGTAATCTTCTGTGGTCACTTCTTGTGGAATGAGCAATCTCATAGAGTTCAGGAAAAAAGTGGTTTCAAACACTATGCATTTGATACCTATGAGACGGCATTCGGTACAACGGAAGAAAATGAGGTAACCATTCTAAAAAGAGAAGATTGGGTATTGCAGTAAATTCCATTTTACCGAACTGACATCAACTATAAAATCAGCATCTCCCTCGAATCATAAATAGAATCATCAGAAACGCATCCACAGCGGATTGCACGGTCAAGAGCCATAATCATGGCAACAGCTCCGTCAATCTTCTCTGTGGATTTTTCTTTGTCCGGCTTGATGTTTCCGGCAGGGTCACGCCTGATGAAGATGTTGTCCATCATCCACCTCAAAACGGGATGTCCGTTGTGTGCAAGCGTCTGTTCCAAGGTCAGCTTCATCAGTTCTTTGGTCGGTGGTGACATATCTTTGTAACCCTGCCCGAACTGCACCATCGTAAAACCAAGCCCCTCCAGATTCTGTGACATCTGCACCGCACCCCAACGGTCGAAAGCAATCTCTTTGATGTGAAATTTCTGCCCCAGTTCATCGATGAAGTTTTCGATAAAACCGTAGTGAACCACATTTCCCTCAGTGGTTTTCAGGTAGCCTTGCCGTTCCCATACATCATATGGAACGTGGTCACGCCTTACTCTGAGGGGCAGTGTTTCCTCCGGCAGCCAGAAGTAAGGCAAAATGTAATAATGCTCGTCATCATCTGTTGGAGGAAATACCAAAACAAAAGCTGTAATATCTGTTGTACTGGAAAGGTCGAGTCCACCATAGCAGATTCTTCCTTCGAGTTCGGATTCATCAAAAACGACCTTGCATTTATCCCATTTTTCCATCGGCATCCAACGAACCGCCTGTTTTACCCACTGATTCAAACGCAGTTGCCGAAACGCATTTTCTTCACCGGGAGTTTCCTTTGCAGAATTACACGCAGCCACCACCTTATCCATGCCGATGGTCTTATCCAGACTTGGATTTGCCTTTTTCCACACCTTGGGGTCAGTCCAGTCCTCTGATTCATCTGCACCATAGATAACCGGATAGAAAGTCGGATCATGCTTTCTGCCTTCCAGAATGTCCTTTGCCTTTTGATGAACTTCATAGCAGATTGAATTTGTGTCCGTTCCGGCTGTGGTAATCAGGAAATACAAAGGCTGCATTCTGGCATCGCCGGAACCTTTGGTCATAACATCGAACAGCTTTCGGTTCGGCTGCGTATGCAGTTCATCAAACACAACCCCGTGGATGTTGAAACCGTGCTTGGAGTAGGCTTCTGCCGAAAGCACCTGATAGAAGCTGTTGGTCGGAATGTACACGATACGTTTCTGTGAGGTCAGAATTTTTACTCGTTTGGAAAGGGCAGGGCACATTCGCACCATGTCGGCAGCCACATCAAAAACAATGGCAGCCTGTTGGCGGTCGGCAGCACAGCCGTAGACTTCCGCACGTTCTTCGCCGTCACCACAAGTAAGCAGCAGGGCAACCGCAGCGGCAAGCTCTGATTTGCCATTTTTCTTCGGGATTTCAATATATGCTGTATTAAACTGACGATAGCCATTCGGTTTCAGAATGCCGAACAGGTCACGGATAATTTGCTCCTGCCAGTCCAGCAGTTCAAATTTCTTTCCTGCCCAGGTGCCTTTGGTGTGGCTCAGGCATTCGATAAAGGAAACAGCATAATCAGCCGCCTTTTTATCATATTTTGAATCTTTCACCATAAAGCGTGTTGGTTTAAATCTTGCCATTGTTCTCACCTCCCGCCATAATATCTGTATATTTCACCCTTTTGTTTGACTTTTTCAAAACAAGAAAATAAGAATGGAATTTTCTCGCATGACGTTGATTTTTTAACTGCCACTTAGCGGTCAATCTGCTTTTAGCAAGGAGCACAAAAATATCCACAGGATAAAATCCTATAGATATTGCTTGGTTTATAATAAAAACATGACTCAGATACTGAGTCCCACTGCTTACCTTGTCTTGGCATTTGAAAATCAGAATACCACTTTCAGCAAGAATACGATAAAACTCTTTCATACTGTCCGTATAGAACTGATGTAGTGATTTTTCATCTGGAAAAACGCTGAATCGTTTGTTGATAATATTTCCGTTTTCTTCTGTAAGTGATTTTCCTTTTGTAGCTAAAAAGGGCGGGTCAAATATGATACTGTTCAATGATTCTGATTCAAGAGGAAGATTTCGGCAATCGGCTGCCTTTACATTTGAGGATCTTGGGTTTATGTCAAAGCGATATTCAGGGAAAAGATGTTCTTTGTAGAATCCACCGTAATCAAATGTTGCATCACATTCTATTTTCCCACTTGGAATATACAGTCTGATAATATTATTTATTATCTCTGATTGATTAAATGATATGCTTTTTATCAAGTCGTCTTCTCACCCCCAACAAAAAAGACCTGCCAAAAAGCAAGTCTGCATCGTTTATTTTAACGCCCTCATGAGGCTGTTTTTTAATCGAGATTCCATTCCCATTGTAACCATGTTACCATACAAATTCAAGGATTGCAAGCGGCTAAATGAACAGAAAAAAACGCCGAAATATCTGTGGTTTCTTGTGTATCATACACGAACAAAAATCAGGTATACGACCACCAGAGCCTTTCGGCTCCGGCTTTTGGGATTTGGTTTTAGAAGAATCAATTGTACTGTTTCAGCAGGATCGCCAGTGCAGTTTTGGTTTCCTCATCCTCCGGCGGAATATCCATGCCCCGGTCGAAATTGAACACCGTTTTGCCATTCCGCCGCAGGGAGATTTTCGAGGCTCTCCCTTCCTCATATCCAAAAGTGGAAGGCTCCTCATAATGTTTCACCCAGTAGTGAAAAATGCTCGTTCCTACCTGAATCGTTCCTTCTGTCCACATTGTTTTTTCCTCCAGTTTTCGTTGTTTTTTCCTCTTGGCATGATGTATATTACCATAACCGCCGAGAGAAGTCAACGAAATTTCCGGCATATTCTGCACAAAGAGGAAGGCAGAAAATTGTGTATGATACCAACCAAAAAGCAAGCCCCACGTTGCCCTGTGTAGGGCGTTTGTGAGAAAGGAAAAACCACTCGGAGGAAACAAAACTACGCCGGACAGGGGCAACACAGCGGCTGTACGAGCCGCAGCCTCCTTGATTCAGGGGCTGCTTGGAGCGTGCAGGAAAGCTTATCGTGTGATTTTGAAATCGCCGTAGTAGAAATGGTTT